GTATATGGTGTTTTATATGGTTATTCTGAAACAGATAACAAACCTGTAGTTGGATCAGTTGGCATAGCTGCTGTAAAAGTAACTGGTGCTTGTAATGGTGGTGATTTATTAGAGTCAAATGGTGATGGCACAGCTAAAGTGCAATCAGATGATATTATTAGAAGTAAAACAATAGGTAAAGTAACAATAGGTAACAATGATGAAGATGTAAAACTTGTATCATGTGTTTTATATTGTGGATAACTGATATACTAAATAAAACTTATAAGGAGAGTTAAAATGAGTAAAAATGAAAATATGGAAAACCAAGAACCAGTAATAATAACTTTTAATAATGTTGAGTACAGAAAATCTGATCTTACTGAAGAACAGATAGCACTTGCATCTAGGTTAAATGTTATTGGTAGAAAACTTGCAACACTACAAGCTGCACATGATGATTATGTAATGACTAACGATTATAAAAATATAGTCATACAATCTTTTGAAAGAAGCATTAATCCTGAAGTTGTAGAAGAAGTTAAGGAAGAATAATGGCTAGAAAGACTGCCAACGATGTTCACGCTGATTTACGAGTGCATGAAAAAGAATGTCAGGAGAGGTGGAAGTCTATATATAAAAAAACTGATGCTTTACAAAGTTCAGTAGATTCTATAAAGATTTGGTTAATCGGTGGTCTTACAACAATTATAGCTTCTTTAGTTACGCTGATTGTTAAAACAGCGATGTAATATGTTAGAAAAACTTATTGATCCTATCAGCAATATTCTTGATAAGTTTGTTGCTGATAAGGATTTAAAACAAAAACTAGAACACGAACTCAAAACAGAACTTCATAGAGCTAATATGGCTCAAATAGAAGTTAATAAAGTAGAAGCACAACATAGAACAGTATTTGTAGCAGGGTGGCGACCTTTTACAGGTTGGGTATGTGCAACTGCTTTAGCTTATCATTTTATTATTGAACCAGTCTTAGTATTCTTTCTAAGCTGGTATGGGGTAGAAATACAGCTACCACAATTTGACATGGGATCATTACTTACAGTTCTTATGGGTATGTTGGGTTTAGGTGGTTTGAGAACTTACGAGAAGAAACAAGGCTTAACTAAATAATGCATGGTTACAACCAAATATTTTTAGATCAAATTGTGATGATGCTTCGCAGACATGAAGGACTTAGATTACACCCGTATTATTGTTCAGAAAATAAAATCACTTTGGGAATCGGTAGAAATTTAGAAGATAGAGGAATTACCGAAGAAGAAGCATTATTTTTATTAAACAATGATATAAAAGCAGTACAAGAAGAACTTACTAAAAATTGGGGTGTTTGGCGTACTTTTCCTGAAAAAGCAAGATTAGTATGTATAGATATGACATTTCAAATGGGTATAACTGGTTTTATGAGTTTTATAGAAACAAGAAAGCTAATGGAACTTGGTAAATGGTTAGAAGCATCAGAAGAAGTGCTTAGATCAAGATATGCTATTCAAACTCCGAATAGAGCATTGTATAATTCTAGGCAACTTGCTCTATGTAGCCAAGATGGGAAAGAAAACAATAGAAGATAATCAGGCTCATTCTAGGCTTGGTGCTGTTGGTGAGTCATTAGTACAAGCATTTCTATTAGAGCATTGTGATTGGTGTTATAGAACACAAGAAAAACATCCAGCAGACTTAATTGTAGAATTGGGTTCTGCTAAATATACAATTCAAGTTAAAACTAGGAGAGAAACTAAACAAGGAAAATATGTTTTTGCAACTGAAAATTCAAGGACACTATCTAGTGTATATAAGCATTATCATTGTGATATATACGCTTT